ACCATATTTACTTGATAAATAGATCTTGCGTAAAAGGGTTGTACTTATTGATTTATTCATATACTTTTTTGAATACTTTAATAATACTTTACTTAATTCAATTCTAGTTAATGGTTTATCAGTTGATGTCTTAAATAAAACACCCATACCATTGACCTTCAAATAATATCTTAATATCTTTCTTAAATCTTTATCTTCAATTTTTAAATCTAACTCTTCATATTTCTTACTTGTTTTATATTTATTTAATACAAAATATAAATTACCCTTAGATGGAACAACTAAATAGTTATTTTCTTTTTTTTCTTCATCACTTAATTTCTTATATGCTGCTTGATTAATTGACATCATACCAGCAACATCATTTCTAAAAGGCATTCGTGCATAAATATTAAATAATACATACGCTTGTAATAATTGTTTTTCTTTTTTTGTAATATTATCATTTGATTTCTTTTTTAAAGGTTTCAACTCATCCGCCATCTCGTTTATCATATTAAACACTTCTTCAGTTGTTGCAAAATTCTTAGATTGTTTATCACTTATAACTCCACTTTTTTGTTCATCATTATATTTATTATTCAACTCATCTCGCAATTTTCCATATTCTTCTAATAATTCATCATACTTTTTATCATCATTTAATGCCATCAATAATACAATTACTGCATTCAATATATTACGTTGACTTAAATAATGTAGATCACTTAATTTATCCATGACATCTTCGGGCTTCTTTAAAAAATCATAATTGTCAGTATCAAACATCTTTTTTAATTTATTAAGATTAGTTGTATATTGTTTTATTGTATTTGTTTTTAATGATGGACGTGCTTTTGATATTTCATCAGTTGGATTTTTACTATCAATTGTCATATTTATAATATAATAATAGATTATTATTTAAATTATAAAACGAATTAAAAAAATAAATTATATCAAGTCCTCTTTTTGATTTATGCAAATGCACAAGAAAATTCACCGTTTTCAATAGTGGCAAATTTAAGTAGTTCAAGATAAACACGGAGAGTATAATCACCCGCTCCAAGAGCAGTAGTATTATAAGTAAGATCCATACCCTTGTTATTTATACGCTCGCCCTTATTAGGACGGATGGCAGTCCATCTAAATAATTCACCAAGACCGACAGCACTTGAACTTTGAATACGTCCTTCAAATGTTTCAGCAGTAAGACTAGATGTAGTAGCACGCTGAACATATTCATCATGTGTAATCATAGGAACTTTGCCCTCAGCGTGTTGAGTCGTATGGAATAGTAATGCACTATTGGTTCTATTAACATTAAACTCAAATCTATCATTATATAAAAGATTAGTGGATAGATTATATTCACCAAAAGCAGTAGCACCATTCAATAGAGATAATGGAGTGAAATTAGCATTTGATGCTAAACTATACATAACTTTTGATACGAGACGACCATTACCACCGATAGGGAATGTAAGATTAGCAAATGCCGTTTGATCGCCAGTCCTTTTAGCAAGACGATAATCAACATATTGGAAACTTAGTTTAGGGTTTTGCTGGGCGTATTTTTCCATAACTTCACCATCATATGTAATACTATCATAAATTAATTTACATTCTTCTCTATTGATTTGATACGATACAGCATTATTACCATTATCAGCAGATGCAACACACATACGACGAGATAGAGGTGCTCCCGAAAGAGATGAAAGTTCATCTTGGAAAACTAAATCAATGTGTACCGATTGATTAAGAAGTTGGCAAGGTAACTGATTGAACTTAAGGAACGGGAAAAGGTCACTTAGATACACCGAATATACGGGAGCATTAGCAATACCTTGTGCCGATCCACCATTATGTTTCATCCAAGGCAGTAATTCAAAAGCACCAGCACCACCAGCAGCGGGAACAACGGGATTACGTCCAACATCTAAACCGATTGTTTTAGCAGAGTTAGGGGGTTTGTCAGTAGTATTTGCTGTGCGGTCATCATAAACGGGTTTATGAGCAATGCATCTCTGCGATAAATATTGTTCGCGTTCTTTATTATCTTCATTAGAAATGAATAGTGACTGATATGCATGAAAATCACTATAGTCATCTACCGAACATACAACTTCATTACCGATAGAAAGAGTTGCTGATTTAATTAGATTTGATACACCAATTGCTAATGGATGAAAAGCAGTGGTTGATGTAAGTGGTGTTACACCAAGTGTAATTTTAGAATTAGAATGTAAAAAACCAGCAACACGATCTAAAGTAAATCTTGCTCGGCGTTGTGAAAACGTTACTGGGTCTATAACATCAGTATGTAGCATTTGTCCATACGACGTAGGGATAGCACCAATTTTGATGAGATCGGGAATGCGGTCAGCAGAAACATCGGGTTTGTCTTCCATTTTTATATATATATATGATATATTAAAAAAATAAAAAATTAAATTATAAAATTAAATTACATAGAAAAAAAGATATATATTTTTATATTTGTATATGAGTGGATTATCACACCAAATAGTTTATATATATATATCAAAGATTATTTTTTATATATATTAATTAATTTATCTAAGATACAACTTGGACGCCCATGCTACCATCCCATGCAACAACTACTTTAGATTTAATAAATAGATAAGCAGAAATTGGATTTCCATCATCAAGACCATTCCGCATTTGGATACTAAACTGAGCATTGGAAAAATCTACACCCTCACTATCAAGCATATCATATAATACACCAACACCGTAAACTGCTCCAGTGTCGGGCATATGACGATATCCAGTAACAGCGTTTTGATTTCCAGTGAAATTACGATTCGTAGTTAGTGGAGATGCAGTCGTGCGAGTATGGTGCTGTTCGGGAATAATTGAACCAAGGAAACCTTTGATAACTTGAGGATCAACAACACTAGTATCATTAGTAGTAGCATCATATACACTTTCAACTTCAAAAGCAGCGGGGAAACGTTCGCCATTCCTTAAGAATGAAATAGTTTCAAGATTAGCAACACCACCTAAACCAGTGCCAGCGCCATTTGGTGCTTTAGTCGGCATATACGTTACAAAACCATCTTGTGCTAAATTGTTAATAAAATTAGATGGTACAAAATTTACGAATGATGCTAGAACTTTTGATAATCCAAGATTGAAATTAATAATAGAATTAGTGCTCTCAAGTGTAGAGAAATACGACGTAATACTATTGAAATCTAAAATACCTTTATCGGGAGTTTCAGCACCACTATCAACTTCACAAGTTACTTCAAGACCGCTTAACTCATAAAAAGCATTAGAGATATTAGCAGTGGTTGCATCACTTGAATAAAAGAACTGACTATCGGGAGCAAGGTGGATTTCTATTTCAAGGGGTACTTTTGAAAGTGGTAGTTTGTCCGCACCAAGGGTAAGTCCCGCGGGTAGTGGAATACAAAATACGGAATTTTGATCATTGCGGATAACGTTATCACGATACGATTGATAGTTAGGCATAATTAAAGCACTCTTAGATAGATGTCCCGATACATCTTGCATACCAGCCATAGTCGGCAAGTAGGAACTCATGAAACGTCCATAGTGTCTAATATGTTCAATTACTTGTTTTGTCTCAGCGTGACGAAAAACTAGCTGATCAATAGCAGAATAAATTCCAAGTTTATGAGAACCACGGAGTTCAACAGCAGCAGCATCGGTTGGGTGTAGAGTCCCCGCTGCATCACGCCATATATTTAAATCTCCCGAAAGTCTAATAGACGATAAATCAAGTACAGCATCTTGACGACCAAGGGTTATAGTAAGGATTGGATTACCGCGAGCAAACGAAACTTTGCCCGAAGACGGAACGTTGTTTGGGAGAACGGAGAGATACTTTTTAGTCATTTTATATATATACATATATAAAAATTTAAATATAAAATTAAAAAAAAGATACATAGAAAATATTACTCTATAAATATTAAATCTTTGGACAAGTTCATCTTATAACAAAAATAAAAAGATGCAAATGGTGGAGTATAGTTTTTATTTATATTATCTAAATGTTTAAACTTAACTCTATTATATGGTATTATAATTTGTATATTTTTATAATCATCTTGAAAATATTTATAACACAACATAACACTTGGCATTATTAAAATGAATGGTTTATCTAATTCTTTTAATCTTGCTAATATTTCTTTTTTTTTACTAAATGGTGGATTATCAATAACCATATCATATTCGGGTGTATAACTAAAAAAATCTTCATCTTCATGTATTATATCAAAACCCATATCATTAAAATATTCTTTTTGTTTTCCATCACAATAAAATGGCGACCATATCTTTTTATCTTTTGGTATATAATCTTTTATTCTTAACCAATCTTCAGCATTAGTAATATAATTATCACTATCTTTATCTTTCGTAAAACTCATCTTTATATTATATAATATATTTTATTTTTATAAACTAACCGTAACACTTTCTCCTTTAATACTAATACGTCTAATATGGAATAAGAAACAAAAGAGGAGTTTGTCTCTTGACGGAGGTCTATCAGCACCAGCAGCATTCGTTTCATTATATAATAGTTGTAACTGATTTGATTTGTTATTAAGATTAGCAACACCGTCATTAAGGGCATATGCACGACCAATTAAGAAATTACGATTGTAATCAGTAAAAGACCTTGGAACAATTCCCGCTTGATTAAGTGCTTTCTCTAATTCAATAAGAGGTTGTGCAGCAATAGATTCACCCTTATTAATTTTAGATACTACAATAGGACGAGATGGAACAAGTTTATCATCTACAACCATTTGATAAGATGTAAGATGGTCTATGATACCAACTTGACCACTACGGATACTATGGAGGCGTCCATCCATAGCAGTCGTCTCTTCTTCATAAGCATCTTTTGCGCCCGCCATCAAATCAGCAACACTCAAAGTCCTCGCATCAGTTGGCATGATAATCATAGATTTAGCACGAGTGTTAGATACTGCAAGATTGATTGTAGCATTACGATTGGATGATAATAATGAATGTTTGTAATTTGTTACACTTGGAATGTCAATTTCTATCGTACCACCATCTCGCATCCGTTTCATCATTCCCGCCTCATATCGCGGATCAACACCAACTTGCTGAACAACAATCTCAGCATTAGAAATTTCAGTAGTAATAGGATATGCTGTAGTAGCAGCAACGAGAACAGCAGTAGCATCATCATTTTCACGTCTATCAGTATCAATAGCAGCACTGAATAAAATAAAGTTATTGGATGTTGCTTCAGCACCAGTTCCACTATCACTATTTTGAAATTGTTCGCAAGTTATCTTAATTTTACCCGAACCATCTAATTCAATATTTTCAATCTTTGGATATCCTTGTCCACCACCAGCAGTTAGAGTTAATGCACATTCACTCCTTGGATTAGTAGCACTACATATACCAATACGTTCACCTTTTACGAATGGACAATTTTCAACTCTCATCATATTGTTTTGTAATCCTAAAAAGATTTCAGTGCGGTTTGTAGCATTATTAATGGTTAAAGGATTACCACCAACATCAACACCATGGAAGATTGGATTTTGTTTCATACGACGATGGCGATTGACGCTATCTAACTGCTTAACAAACCTTGCGGGGTCTTCAATATCCACTTCCACAAAAAGACCATCAGTCATCATAACGGGAAAGATTTTTGAACTTTCAGCAAATAGTCCACAATGTATTGGGAGTGATACTTTAGCAGTAAGGAAATCATCAGCATTTCCCCAGTCGCGTCCAACGGGAACAGTTCCAACGGGTTTATAATAAGGATTAGTTTCAATATCAATATTGTTAGATACTGATGTACCGAGAGTTCCGCGGGATTCAACATTGGTTACTAAAGAACCTTCTTTCATCGCTCGCATCGCTCGCATACTATCATCTTGATTATAAGAATACTCCATTTGAACTTTAGCATTGTAATCACTAATCTCTTCTAGTAATACCGAACGAGAACCACTATATATCCTTAAATTTCTTACAACTGCTTGACCTCCAATAAAC